GAAAGTGAATTTAGTAGTTAATTGATACAAATATACTCATTCCACACTATATGTAGCAATTAAAACTTTTTGAGTAATTTTTCTGTATCAGGGTCTAATGTTTCTCTTACTCCAATCCAATCTTCACATTGATGTTCCATTAACGAATCGAGGTACTCATCTTCACTTTTGTATCGAAAGTCATAGTCAAATTCAAATGGCATAATGGTTATTATAAAGGACGAGAGAAAACAAAAACGAAGCAACAATAACGTGGGCCTAACTGTAATGGGTTTCACCCACGAGGCCAAATTTACGCTATGGGAATCGCTTACACCTGCACCCCTACTGACTCACATTAACCTAGAGGACGTAATTTCTCTGCTGAACAAAGACAACCATAGATCCTTGCAATGTGTGATGTTCGGGCATAGCAACCAACTAAGTTGATTATTGCTTGTTTTGTTTTCCCATTTTTAATATAATCCATTTCTACGAATAATGCAACTATGTGTGTGTAACCTAACAAATTGGCACATTGGTTCATCATTATGAGAAAAACTTATCTAACCTATTTTTGTATGGTGATGTTCTTTGATCTATCAGATCACCATAATCTTTAGATAGTTCGCACCCTATGTAATTTCTATCTAACATCTTTGATACCATAGCAGTTGTTCCTGATCCCATAAAAGGATCAAGTACAATATCCCCAACTTCTGAACCAGCCTTGATACAAGGTTCGATCAACTCCTGTGGAAATACAGCAAAATGAGCTCCCTTATATGGTGTGGTGTTTACTGTCCAGACACTTCTTTTTCTTTTTAATCCTTTACCATCTATAGTTGACTCTTTAATTGCATCTACATCAAAGTAATAGTTTTTACTCTTACTGAATAAAAAGATATATTCGTGAGACTTAGTGCATCTATCTCTTACACTTTCTGGCATAGGATTAGGTTTATGCCATACAATATCTTGACGTAGATACCACCCATCTGCTCTTAATGCAAATGCTAAAAGCCAAGGTATTCCAATCAAATCTTTACTCTTTAATCCTTGTAATTTATTACCTCTAACTGGGGAAAAACTGGGTAAATCTTGATTTGTTTTTGATACTGTTTGTTTTGGATAATTACCATCACTACGATAGTTATAATAACTATCTCCTATGTTTAACCATAACGTACCATCATCAGTAAGATTATCCCTCACTAATCTGAATACCTTAACCATTTCCTCAACATATTTCTCTGGTGATTCTTCCAATCCAATTTGATTATCTTGCCTGATTGCACCACACTTTTCACACACTGACTTATAAATTGCATCACCTACACCTAACATACTATCGTGGTTTTTATGTCCAGTATTACAATTCTCAGGCTTAACTTTAGTATCTCTCTTGTGAGAGCAATTTGGATCACCACCTAACCACGTTGCAGTTCCATAGTCACGCAATCCGTAGTATGGTGGTGATGTCACACATACTCTTGCTTTCTCATCAAATTTTTTGAGATTGTCTCTACAGTCTCCGTATAAAATTGTGTCTCTCAATCTAGTAAATCCTCCAATCCTAGAAACTCTTGCATATAATAGTCACAAGTAACCTCATAATATGCAGACAGGGCTTCAATATCGTTGGCATCAATACCAACTTTTTCAAATAAATCAAGTGTTGAATCGTGCATAGTTTTGAATGATAGTGTTTATATTATAGCATAGTTTTTAACTACGAACTATGCTAATAGCAGGCTGACCATCTTTGAATACTGTATCAACAACTGCCTGTACTTTTCTTGATGTACTGATACCCACCTTGTCATATACTGGAATACATACCAGACCAAATTGCTTAGTGATGTCTCCCTTACGAATGACACGACCAATAGACTGACTGATACCTATGTAATCCATTGATCTTAGAAACAATACTGCCTCAAGACCATTGACATTGATACCTTCTGATAGTATGCTGTGATGTAAAACTACAAATCTCTTGTCTGTTTTACCCCAAGCATTGAGAACATCAAAGAACTCTTCTCTTGTTACTTTCTGACCATCAATCACACCACCAGTTTTTGAAGTGATGTACATATAAGAGTAACCTCTCCATGCTAATTCACTAACAAACTTTGAGAGTGCAATTAGACTTACGATTTGCTTTGTTGATCTTGCACATATCAAAACTTTATCAACATCAACATCATCAATCGTTTCTATGATATGGTCGCAATCTTTCTCATAACCAAATCTACTATCGTCAGTAACATCAATCTTCTTAACCATAACTTTTGGTGGTAGAATGTGACCTTCATCAACTAACTTAGGGGCTGGTACATTACAAATTACACCACCAAAAATGTCAGTATCATTCATACCAATCTTCTTAGGTGTACGAGAGTGCTTCGGTGTAGCAGTAAAGAAGTATGATCTCTTAGCATACATTGAGCAATACTCAACTGCTTCAATGAAGTTTCTTTGAACTGAGTTGTGTGCTTCATCAAAGTATATTGTATCAATCTCAATATCAAGTGACTCTGTGATTCTGTGTAGAGAATGATATGTTGTAAAGATCAACTGATTGTTAATACTGTTGTGATACCAGTTTTCAATCACTTCTGTTTTTGTGCTACTGAAGTGATGAGTCTCTCCTGAGTGAACGTGCATTACATCTGCATTTGTGATATGCTCTAAAAAATCTGCTGATAACTGATTTGCAAGTAAGATACGAGGAGCAACAACAACGATAGTCTTTGATACACTATTCATATCAAATCTATACTGTGCATCTTCGATCATACACATTGTCTTACCACCACCAGTGGGTACAATAATCTGACCTTTATCAGACTGTTGCATAGCAACAAGTGAATCTAACTGGTGTGAACGTAATTGCATCAAAATCTCATTAATAATATTAGTATAGCAACTCAGTCAATGGTGTGGATACTTTTTGTGACACCTTTTTAGGTGGCACATTCAACTCCTCCATTATGATTTGCTTCGGTAAAAAGTTCCAACAATAATAACTACTGCTGAATGTGATCTTATCATTGTTTCTACCATCAGGGCTTACAAACTTCATTCTCTTATCGAACATCAATAGTTGTAAATCCTTGTCTTTGAATAGTTGTTTGGGTGCTGAATCATTTAACCAAGTGTTAGTCATTATCATAGCAAATGGTTTATTAAATGATAATGCTCTCTCAAAAAACTTTCTCTTGTTTGTAAATGGTGGATTCGATACGATTATATCCCAAGCGTGTGGTTCATAATCAAAGAAATCCTGACCAGTATCAATATGTGAACGGATAACTTCATTTTGTTTTGATATTTGTATTACGAACTGACTGTCCTCTGTATCAAAAGGACACCAGACTATATCTCCCTCTGGGATATATTTCAATATAGGTTCAACTCCGTAATCAGGTGTATAACATTCATCATTGTTACCACTAGAATACATTAACTTACCACTATCTAATTCTTTGGCCATAATTCTCAATCTCTTTTTGTCCAATACTTACACCTATTCTAGGGTCTTTTTTATGAGATGTACCCTCATCAAACTGCTTCTTAATCTTAGGTAACAATAACTTTAAGACATCATTGCAATCCAATTTCCATACTTCCTCAACTTTACCCTCCTTGAATCTTGCATAGTAATGATTTTGATACTTACCAATCTTATCCTCCACGATATATTTCTCTTGTTCTTCCCAAGAGTCTTGAACACTGATACCATTATATGTACCATTGACACTTTTACCTATGGTGGATTTGTATTCGCAACCACCATCTTCATCTATTGCATCTTCTCCAGAATAATCATCTGCAACTTTGTGACCTAGTAAACCAGCCATATAAATTTCTCTTGAACGTGCATAAGAGAATGGGTCTCCCCAACCTTGTTCTTTACATAGATCATACATTTGAACGTAAAGATCACGATACTTTTCTTCTGGTGTCATAATAAAATTGAATTACCCTTATTATAGCATAAAAAAACCCTCTGTGTAGAGGGTTGTGTTGATTTTAAAATTGGCCACTAATCTATTTCAAGTGTTTCATCAATAGAAGAGAAATCATCATCTTCTTTTGTAGCAACAACAGGGTCATACTTGAGAGGAATTTGAGATATAATTGAATCCTCAACAAAGTGATGTGTTTCAATATTCATAACATCAAGTAAATCTTTTAGATCAGTGATTTCAATTACATTTTCTTTTAATTGATTTCTTCTCCACTGATTATAGGCACATAAAATACGAATCGTTGTTTGCTCCATATTGCGAGTGTGTTGCACTCTTTGTGACCAAAAGTTTAAATTATAAAATTTATAACCTGATTGAGAACTGTCTTCTAACCATACTGTAAAAGCTCTTCTTTCCTTATCACTTAAGAATTTAGAATAAACGATACATAATGCTCCGAATAATCTAGGGTGGTTTTCTATTCCTTTACCTAAAACATCATTTTTAAAATACTCTACTGTTTTTTTCAAATCATCTGTTTCGACATAACAAGGATTACTTGGATTTTCAATTAACTTATTAAATTCACTGAAACTTTTAAATACAAAATATGCGTGATCTCTATTAACTCCATAAGAATTTATATGAATATAAACTCTCTTGAGAGTCTCGTGCTTTGCTTGTTGTGCAGTACTCCAAGTTCCAGTTGTTTTAGCAACTCTTTGTTTACTCGTATCAGTTACTTTGGCATTATATCTATTTCTAGCATCAAAAGCTCTTTTTTCATCTCTTAAAATTTCTTCATCAGTTGCATCTATGGAATGAACATTTTGCTCATTAATGGCCACTTCTGTAACTCCACAAGCAAATGCCATTATCCACCTGTGCATAGTATCTGTTCCGCTTTTATAATCTTCACCCTCAAATCCGAATACATCACCCACAAGTGCATCTTGATGTGAAAATCCTCCTACACGAAGAAGATTATCAATAATTTTGTTTTCTTCTATAGCATCAACTCTTTGCACTTCCTCGATTATACGAGCAAGGTGTAGTGGCATAATATCTTTTTTTACCCTATTAGTGATTTCATCTATCGCACCATCAGTTTTAATTTTACCCTCATCAGATAATTTTTGAATCTTCTCAATAAGATTTGGTGCATACTTGTCTAGTAATTCTTTTATAGTGAGAAGTGTTACTGACAATTCAGTTGCGGTTTCCATAATAAAAATAGGTTTTCTATGATTGTAGTCTATCAGAAATCAAACGATTTGTCAACACTCTCTTCATAAGTTCAAATGTAGTTTGGTGTGGTCGTTGTTTCCAACCATACCATTTTGATTTCTTCCCCTTATTATAGGGTGGAATTTGTCCCTTGTCAAAATATTGGTTTACAGTTGGATCATATATTTTATTTTCATCTTGCAACCACCAATGGCTCTCTCCTCTATAATCTTTTCCACTCATAGGTACTAATCTATCTGTATCCATCAAATAATATAATGCTTGTGTTGAATGATAACAGTGACCATAAAATTTATTTGTTAGTAGGTCACTAGGATACATTAGAGATTTTCTTTTCTTTAATAAATCTGGGGATAGATTATCTTTAATTTTTTCAATAACCAATTCTATTTCATCATAGGGATAAGGTTTAAATGTGAGAGTTCTAGTTTGTATTACACTATTACCTTCATAATTGCTTCTTTCTACTTTCTTCATTTTAATAAAGAAATCCGTCACTACTCCTATCTCTATATAACTCGTTACTTTCTCTTATCAAAGTAAAAACTTCTGCAAGATCAATCACACTTTGAGTCATAACACGATAACCAATACCAATATAAATCTGACCAGCTATTACAGCACCAGTGGCAGCACCCCAAAAAATATAATAAGCATTTGATTTAATCTGGGCTCTGAGTTTACTTTTGTTTGACATTGTAAAAAT